CCCCAAATTGTGTAATCAACATGATCAGCTCCACCAGCACCAGATCGAAGTTCAGAATAAACAGCGACAAAGAGAGAACCAATCGGATTATCTTCAGTGGCAAGATTGTAAAAGGGACTAGGACTAACATATGGTACCTCCATGATTACTTCAGTGTCACAAGAGATATCAAGTTCAATCCTTGGGAGTTGAGTCATTGCCATCAAACTCCTCATTCGCATACCAGGATATGTATCAGGGATCCCAGATTGTGGAATAAAGACCATAATTAAACGACCTTGTTGAAATTTATTGGCATTGACTTGTAATTTGAAGACAGTAGTTGCTTTAAAACCAAAGAATCCTTTCACTTTTCTAGAAAAGACATCTGTTGTGATCAAATCTTCAGGGGTGTTGATCCTCTGGAGAGTGTCACCAGCTACTTGAGTGTTTAAAACTCCAGAAGCGAGCAAGACAGGTTTAGCTAAAAATGCATGTATGTCTTCGTTTGTTCCTGACCTAGTTACCTCAGTCAGGCTTGAGGGCAATGAGCCTACATTCTCACGTGTTGCCACGCGAGTGAGTCCATCATTGACGAATTGAGTAGATCCTGGCGTTTCAACTTCCTCAGAAAGTTGAATAATTGTATTATTGTTTGTGGGTGTAATTTGTGCCGGTAGTTTGTATCTCCATGGCTTACCGAGACCATGGATATACTGAGGTCTGCTGGATATTGGTGTCTCTCCGCTCCATCCTGCAGCATTGGGCTAAATAACCCAGAGCTATAATCCTTAAAGCATGGTCAAAATGTCGTTATTTTCCTCAGATTGTGACCGACATTGAAAGTTCAGAAAGGAAGTTTCCTAAATTCGCGAGCGTCCACACGAGTGTGGATAATGTGTCCTCATAAAGTATTCAGTAGCACTAGGTGAAACCGCATCTTTATTCTCCGCAGTTCCAACGGAGATTTGTTTTCTAGTAATGTTTCACCATCTGCACAGCGTGATCCAATAAAGTGTCACGATCTGCTATGGTGGGAATGTACGCCATCTTTTCCGCACTAGCAGAAAGAATCTTTGGTGCCCATTCATTGAAAACTTCTTTAGAATGTAAGCTTAATTCACGTAGGGCTGTATCAACATTAGTACGTGTTACTTCGTCTCTCATTTCTTTCTTTGTCCAATAAGGCATTTCTAAAATAGAAGAGAGTCGAAGTGGAGCAACGTGTCGCCCAACCCTGGGTTCATATCTCCAGGTTCTCTTCAGGAACTCACATT